GCAAAGCCATGATTAACTACGATGAGAAAGCCATCAAAGTTAACATTGATGCTGGCGTTAATTTCCAAGTACAGAAGTCACAGGCCATGACGCAAATTATTGGGCTAATGGGTGCAAGCGAAGAGTTTGGCAAGTTTATGAACTCCGAACAGGGTCTGAAAATTCTAATTAAAAACTTGACTGTGTACGGGGCGGATGAGTTGCAAGAAGCCGTACCGCAATGGCTTCAAGCACAACAGCAAGCGCAGCAGCAACAAATGCAAATGGCACAACAACAAGCACAGAATGACCCTCGTATGATAAAGGCTCAGGCTGATGTTCAAAAAGTACAAATGGATGGACAGATGAACCAAATGAAATCACAATTGGAAGCTGTACGGCTACAGATGGAGCAGCAACAACAAGAGTTTGACAATGAAATCGCAATTGCTAAGATGGCAAACGAAAAGATATTGAATGACTCAAAAATGCTGGAAGCTGAAGCGAAGGTCAATCAAATGCAGATAGATAGCGCGGTACGTCTTGAAGAGTCACAAACAAGCCTTGAGAGGCACGCGCTTGATGCTGCGGCGAAAATGGCTGAAGTGAGAAGCCGCGAGCATCATGATAATTTAGCAACGCATGAGCTGGCTCATACGATTAGAAAGGCGGGGAAAAAGATAGATGAGTAAGGCATGCTATAAGATTGAACCGCGGCAATATATTTTGTCCGTCGAAAAGAAAGAGTTGCCCGATCAAATAAGCATTGATGATTGGGCGCCTTCGCCAAAATTAAAGCCTTCCTTTAGGATTCCATCCGAATGGAGGGCATTGCAGAACAGGCGATTATCGCCACTATCTCCTTCGCGTGATGACTTGCATAAAATTCGTGCGCACTTGAAAAAGGGTGTGTCGCGTGCTGAAATACAAGTAATATTTGGCATTTCCGATGCAATGTTCAAAAAAATTGTTGATGGCGCGTTCATTGTTGAGAGAGAGCGAGAAAAATACTTAGCAGTAAATCCTGACTGTATTGATTTGGAGAATGAATGTGGGCGAGACTAAATATAAAATTACGATGCGTGATTTGGAGCAAAAAGGTGGTATACATAAATTGACTAGAGATGGTCATACAAAAGAATCAATTCATCGTGCTTTATACAACCATACCGATGGGGCTCAACATCAAATTAGAGAGAAATTGATTAGCAATCTTTACGACAGACAACCCGGAGAAAAATAATGCCTAAAGCAAAACATGCAGATGTTGCAATGGATAAAAAATTAATCAAGAAAGAAATCAAGAAGGCTGAAGTCAAAGACAAGAAGCAGGATGCCAAGATGATGAAGAAGAAGGGGTGCAAATAATGCCTTTAAAAAAAGGCAAATCAAAAGCTGCTATATCATCTAACATCAAAGAAGAAATGAAAAGCGGAAAAAGCCAAAAGCAAAGCGTAGCAATTGCTTTGTCTGTAGCTGGCAAATCAAAAAAGAAAAAGTAAATTATGTTCCACGTGAAACATTGAAAATAAACCCCGCCGGGCTTTTGATGTTTCACACCTTTACCTATTGACCAGGTACACAAATAAGATAATAATTGCACTATATGGGTATTAGTACCTGGTGGTTCCAATACCCACCCAAACGTCGCCAAACGACAACTTGGCCGTATCTTTGCAACGATATTGCATTGTTACTCACGGTGACACCGAAAATTAGTCGACAGAAGGTATTAAGATGACTGAAGATTTAGAGAATGTTGATCAGGGTGTTGTTCCTGAACCAGAGGCTCAAGGTGAACCCGCAAGTGACATGTTGAATAAAGCAACCGTGTCAAAGATAGTTGAGCGAGAACGTCTGAAGGCTTTTGCAAAAGGCAAACAAGAGGCACTTATGGAACTTCAACAGCAACAACAAGCACCACAAGAATCAGCACCTGCGCAGCAAGCGCAAGCACCGCAACAGTTGGGTGGGATGCAACAAATGTCCGCCGCTGATATTGAACGCATGATTGCTGAAAGAGCGCCACAACTACTGCAAGACCATGTGAACAACATGAAGAACGAGCAAACCGTAAGTTCTTTTGTTGCAAAGATGGAAGCAGCCGAAGCCAAACACCCCGGACTTGAAGCAAAGCTGAATGACTTGGATTATTCAACCATGGCGCCCGTCATATCCCTGGCGAATGACATGGAAAATACTGCTGATATCATGAAAGAATTATTAGATAACCCGATGAAGATGGGCAATTTGATGACTTTGGTGTATACGCAACCCAAAATGGCAAGTCGCGCCATGGCGGAATTGAGTAATTCAATTAAAACAAATCAAGACGCTTTGGCTCAAGAAAAACAAGCTCAAGACCCTATGTCACAACTTAAACCTTCGACAAGTGCAGGAATGGATAACAGCGCAATGTCGGTGAGTGACTTTAAAAAAATGTTTAGGACTTAAAACGTTCTAACGACCTGACTGGCATTGCAGAAAACTGTTATCTCCACTAACTATTTTGGAGTGTTACATTATGACTACGCCAGTCAACGTACTACAAACCGTACAAACTTATCAAAAAGCTGAATTAGCTTGGTTATTAAATTCATTTGTTGGTATCAGTATTGCCAATAAAAAGTTCAAAAACTTTAACGACCTGACTGCGAATTTAGGCGACACCGTTACATTCGATACAACACCGCGTTATATTTCTTATGCTGGTTTGCAAATCACTGAACAACAGTCTACACAGCGCGTTCAATCTTTGATTTGTTCACAAGCCGCTAACGTTGCAGCTGCGTACACCGACCAACAATTCATATTCAACGTTCGTGATTATATGGACAGATTTGGTATGTCTGCGGTTAAAGAATTGGGTTCATTGATTGAAGCTGACATTCTTCGCAACTTTATTTCTGGCGTTCGTGTAAATGATCCACAAAATGCAAACTGGAATACATTGCAAACTGGTTCTGGCCCATTCCGTTTCTACGGTGACGGCGTTACACCAATCAACAGCTTCACACAGCTGGCGCAATCAGTAGCTAACTTTGAAGACTTTGGCGCTGCTACTCATCACATGTGTGCCATTCTTCCTGTTGCAAATATTCCTGCTATCGTAGGTACTGGTTTAAATCAATTCGCAATGCGTCGAAATGATGAAATTGCAAATTCATGGGAATTGGGTAAATTCAGCAACACCGACTGGTATGAGTCTAACTTATTGCCTGTCCATGTTTCTGGTACTATCGGTAACACTGCAGCGCCTAATAACATCATGACTGTCGTGTCTACTAACAGCCCAAGTGGTGCAAACGTAACGTCAATCACATTCACTGAGCCAACATCAGGAACAGATGCCAACGCTGTTAAAGCTGGCGACTTATTCCAGTTCAATGATGGCGTTTCAGGCAAGCCCAACATGCGCTTCTTGACGTTCATTGGCCATAGCGTGTCTAGCCAGCCTGTACAGTTCCGTGCAATTGCTGACGCTGCTAGTGTTGGTGGTGCGATTACTGTTCTTATCCAAACAATCAACAGCGTTGGCTTAGTCTGGGCGCAAAATGCTAACCAGAATTTAAATAACGCGATTGCTGCTGGCATGACTGTAACGCCAATCCCAAGTCATCGTGCTGGTATCTTGATGTCAGGCGACCAGTTCTATTTGGCAATGCCACGTCTTCCAGATGAATCACCGTTCACCACTTCAAACATGGTTGATCCTGATTCAGGTGCAAGCATCCGTCATTACTTCGGTTCGCAGTTCGGTATGAATAATCGCGCTTACGTCCGTGATTCCGTATGGGGTTCGACGCTTGTTGCTGAGAACAGCTTACGTTATGCGTTCCCGCTTTAATGTCGAATTGTTGCCCCACTTAGGTGGGGTTCACCCAATTTAAGAGGATATAAATCATGTCAGTAGCAAACGGACAAGTTAGTAAAGCGTTCCCTTACACGTCTTTCATCCCATTTTATTTTAATGGTTTGAGAATCAGTAACGACGCTACCACTCCAGATACAAAATTAAACGTAGCCGCGGGTTCATGCTTGGATTCTACAGGTACGTTCCAAATGGTTAGCTCTGCCGCGATTGTAATCAATGGTTCTACCACTGGTTTAAATGCGTTGGACACTGGCGTATTAGCATTAAGTACAGTTTATGCTGTGTACTTGGTTAGCGATCCTGTAACACAACAATTGACTGGCGCTATGATTTCTACATCATTAACCGGTCCATTGATGCCTTTTGGTTACAGTGCCTGGGCTTTGGTTGGTTATATTGCAACTGACGCTAGCGTGCATTTCTTGAAAGGATATTGGTCTGACGATGATTCTGCTCGTCGCCTGTTTTTGTTTGATGCTCCACAAGCAACTGCCGTTACAGCTGGTGCTGCAACCGCTTACGCTGGTGTTGCGTTAACAAAATTTGTTCCTGCGGTTGACAATACTTTGGCTGTGATTAACACATCATTTGTTCCTGCCGCTGCTGCTCGTCTTTTAAGCATGCAAGGCGGTTTATCAACTGGCACTCAAATTATTGTTTCAGGTCAAGTTGCAGCGGTTGTCATGACTCAGCAAAATAATTTGTTGTCTCAGTTGGTGGCTACTGTTCCTACAGTAAACTATAAAGTATCAAATGCTGACTCCAACGTTGCTGTTAACGTTGCTGGTTACTATTTCGATCTTTAATTAAGTGCGGGCACTCCGGTGCCCACATCTACAGGAGTCTTGAATGGCCTATACAGCGCTTCAATTAATTACTCGTGCTTATTACTTGTCGCAGATTGTGTCGCGCCAATTACAGACGCCCACAGGTGATCAAATAACAGACGGACTCTATTTATTAAACGCCGATTTAGACTATAAAAGTACTGATTTAAGGTTGATTCCTTATTTTCAAAGAACCACATTTAATACTGTTCAAGGTACTGGGGAATATTTTATACCCGGTTTGTTATACGTTGATTCCTTGACATTCAATATTGGTACCGTGCGATATAGCCTTATAGAGAACACAAGAAAAGAATTCTTTTCTGGACCTCGAATTGATGACGTACAGAGTTTGCCATATTGCTATAGAACAGAACGTGAATTAGATGGGACGCGGATATTTTTGTATTTTGTTCCTGCTGATGTTTATGTAATGAAATTGTCTGGTAAATATCGATTGCCGACGGTTACTCTTACGACAGATATGTCGTTAACTTACGATGAATTCTATATTGAATGGCTTCGATATTCACTGGCTGTTAAAATATGCGAAGAATATGGTGCGACAGTGCCTGATGCTACACGCATGAAATACAATGAGATGACCAAGAAGTTGATGGAAGTATCCCCTCCAGATTTATCGATACAAAAAAGATCATATTGGTCAGGACAGCCGTCACTTGATTGGCAAATGATCAACCTACCCGGATGGATACCGTGACCAGTCACTTGCTGGGTTGCCTGAAGTATGGTAGTATTTCATTTCAATTAATTGAGGTGAAATATGCAAAAAAATATGTGTGCCATTCATGGCGAAATGAATTTAGAGAATGCTTATGCTTGTAAGAATGCAAATGGAAGTATCCGTTTAAGATGCAAAGCTTGCTGTCATGATAGACGCATTAAGCAGTATTATTTAAATCAAGATGCCAATATAAAAAAAGCTGGTGAATGGAAAAAAGAAAATAGAGTTCGGGTAAACGAATGCGAACGAGCTAACAGACAGAAAGACTTACCATTAACGAGAGCAAAGGAAGCAACTAGAAAGAAGGGCATTAATATCGATCGATACAATCAGATGATTGAAGAACAGGATAATAAGTGCGCCATATGCAAACAACCGGAAACACGCCGCGTTAGAAGTTCAGATGAAATTGCAAGGCTATGTATCGATCATTGCCACACAACATTGAAGATTAGAGGGTTACTGTGCTTTCATTGCAATGTTGGACTGGGTAAATTCTTTGATGATATAGATAAACTCCAATCCGCCATAACCTACCTAAAAAAGCATGAGCAATAAATATCACGCAACCTATTGCGCCCCTCAATTACATGTGTTAGTATATCCCGACTGAGTTAATTTTATAAACAGAGTGGGGATATTATGGAAGACATTAAACAGTTTTTTCAAATAGCAGGTGGAACACTAGGCATTTTCTGTGCGATAGCCTTTTGTTTTGGCTATATTCCAGCAATACCTGTCGTGTTGTTGATGGCGTCCCTGTTCGTTCTATTTGTCTTTGACTTCATAGAAGACACAAAAGAATGGAATGAAAAAAGAAGGAAAAAAGCCGCAGATCGCGGCCTTATATCCCTTTAATCAATCCCATTAATTTTCCTAGCCCTATACTGCCGGCAATAGGAATTCCTGATGCAGCATGCGTAGCCATTGTTTTTGCGAAGTCTATTTTGGCTTGCCTACCTTGTATTCCTTTGGATAGGGACGACACGTCTTCTGAAAGCCCACCTTTTTTAGAAAGTGATTTCACATAGGAAGTGAAGTCTTTAGCGCTCATGTCTTTCGCCTTAGCTGCCAAGTCTTTTAGCAAAGGACCGCTTTTTGCGTATTCTCGCATGGTAGCGGCGTATTTGGGTAGAAGCTCCGGCTTGCTGCTTTCAGCCAAATGCGTCTGCATTCCACCAAGAATACGTTTGCGCATATCTCTTGCAGCGGCACGTATCGGTTCAGCTACGTCTGCTCGCTCAATTTGTCCTAGAGCGCTTTGAGCTTTTTGTGCATTTCCGAAAATAGGCTTGTTTCCAAACTTAGTTAATTGATGCAATTGCTTGGTGAAGTTCTGTGAATGACCGGCAAGAGCTTCGCTTAATTGTGCTTTAACGTTAGCCATGTTTTGCGGTGTTTTCATTTTCCCTAATTTATTTGCCTCAGAAACTACCTCTTCAAAAGGTTTGACCCTGGATTCAAATAATTTCTCGGTAGCCTTTACTGTGTTTTTTGCAACACTCTTGCCTGTGATAGATTTAAGTAACTTGCCGGCGTACCCAGGCACCATGTCCATGCCTACATTCTGAATTGCTCCTTGAATGCGTTTACCGGGTTCAGCCTGATAAGCTCCAATACCTGCCGCCAGCGCTCCTCCGAGACCTTTTGCATAGGGGTTTGGCGTCGCAAGCAATCCTGACGCGGCAACATCACCCGCTATGGGAGCGTATTTTTTCGCTTCCTGCATAAATCCAGAGTTTGCAATTGGCTTTGCAATAGATTGATTTTGAAAATCATTAGCCATCTGCTCTAGCTCATTTTGAGCTGGTTCATACATGGCGTTATGAGCGATCCCTTTGTTTTCTTGTTCTGGCTGATTTGATTGCGGTTCGCCACTAGAAAACATTTCATCAGAATCTTCTTGAGCCTTGTCTCTTGCGTCATCATAAGAAAGGCCTTCTTTTTTATACTTTCTTATTTGCTGGCTTTCAAATGTTCTTTGCTGTAATCCTTGCAAGAAATCATTTAGCTGTCCTTTAAATGCCGCTGGGTTTGCATTGAAATCAGGTAATGTTGAATTCAACAATCCTCTTTCAAAATCACTCACCGATCCTTGGCCTTTCATCATGGCGGCATGCTGCTTAATTTTTAATGTATTTAATACCTTCTCAAAAGCGGCTACCTCTCCGATCTGTTTATCACTTAATTTGGTATTTAGCCCATAAGGAATG